CCTCAGACTCCCCCCCTATTATCCCCCAACCCACTATCCCTTTATCCCCCTCCCTTTCGATATATAAAAAACCTTCGGTTTTTTATGCGCTCCGCGCAAAAATCTTTGGAAAAACTATTGACGAGAACTACGATTGATGGCAGAGTTCATCCATGACCCAAAACCTATCGTTCAAAGTTCTCAAAAATGGTTTCGAAAACAACTTGCTTACCCCAGCGAAGGGCGATGTCGGTTGGGATCTGGTTGCAGCTTCGGAGCCTGAGATCGTGTTTGCAGACGATTTGAAGAAAACAGTTTTGTATGTCGAGTACGACACTGGTGTTGCGATTCAACCTCCAGAGAGTTTTTTCACTCTTGTGTTTCCTCGCTCAAGCATCAGTAAGTACGAGCTTTCGCTGGCCAATTCGGTTGGGGTAATCGACTCCAGTTATCGTAATTCAATCAAGCTTAGATTTCGCTTCTTGGGCAAGAAGCTCACAAAGAAATCTTTGATTTATCAAAAAGGCGATAAGATTGGGCAGCTTGTGTTTATGCCAAGCTTTAATCTTTCCGCTCATCAAACTGATTCTCTGGACGAAAGCCAGAGGGGCTTGGGCGGCTTCGGCAGCACTGGAGTATGAGACTGGTCCCAGAAAAGATGGATGACCTATCCTTGATCGAAAAGGTCAAGGATCACGGAGACAGTTCCTGCTTTCAGGAAATCGTCAACCGTCATTCTGGGATCTACCTTCAGATGGTTCACAGCTATGCTCCTCGCTCAATTGCCATCGATAATATCAATGATTTGCTAGACAGCAAAGAGTCCCATATTTATGACGCTGTTCAAAACTTTGACGAGACACGCAACATTAAGTTCTCAACTTATCTCGGGAACCACACTCGCTGGCTTTGCTTAAACGCCGCAAACAAAAAAGCGCACGCTCCTCTTGACGACAACTTTGATTGCGAGTTCGAAAGCTCAGAGAGTCTTGAAAAGACAGAAAGCGATACATTAAATAAAGTTTTTAAATTTATAGAAGAGAATGAAGATTCCAGAGTCGCAAAGATTTTCAAGATGCGTTATGTTTCAGTGGCTGGTAAAAGAAAGCTTGTTCCTTGGCGCAAGATAGCGAAGGAAATTAATTTATCGATTCAGGGATGTATTAATATTCATAATTCAACACTTAAAAAGTTAAAGAAAAAGTTTCACAAATCCAATGATTAATTCAATCGTATTAGCAGGAAATGTAGTCGCGGACCCAGAGTCTCGCACCACTCAGACCGGAAAGACAGTTGCTGGTTTCCGTCTGGCGGTAAATAACCCAATCAATGACAAGGATGTTCTTTATATCGATGTTGATGTATGGGAGAAGCAGGCAGAGTTCGTTATGAACTATGTCAAGAAGGGCAGTGGCGTATCTGTTGTTGGTCGCCTCAAGCAAGACACTTGGGAGAAGGACGGCAAGAAGCAGTCCAAGATCGTAGCCGTCGCTGAAAGAGTTGGCTTCCTTGGCGGCAAGAAGAAGGATGCTGATCAGGACACCGAAGAGGAGGCTCCTCAACAGCGCCCAGCAGCTAAGCAATTCGCAAAGCCCGCTCAAAAGGCTCAGGCATACTCCAAGGCCCAAAAGCCCGCTCCTCTTGAGGACGACGAAGTACCAATGTAATGAAGATCATCTTTGAAGCTCCACTAAGCCAGCTTTCCTTTGGAAACGTTGCCTATAACTTTCTGAAGGAATTGCACAAGCTTTCAGCTTTAGATCCAAATTTTAAAGTTTCTTTCTTTCCTGTCGGAGAAATAAATTTCTCTTCTTTTGACAAGATGGATCAAGACTTAAAGAAGTGGATCTCTTCGATTGTCGCCAATCGCTATTCTGCTTTGCAGAAGGATGCTGTAAGCCTTAAGCTCTGGCACATTAATGGGGCTGAAAAGAGAATCTGTCCGAAACAAGTTCTTTATACGTTTTACGAGCTTGATCAGCCAACTGTTGCGGAAAACGCAATAGTTGGCGCTCAAGATGCGGCAATCTTCTCTAGCGCATACTCTGCTAGAACATTTGCTAATGCTAATCTTGGCAAGGTATATTCTATTCCTCTTGGTTTTGACGAAGACTTTTTTGAGACCAAGAAGAGCTATATGCCAGATAAGATTACATTCTTGCTGATGGGTAAGTTTGAAAAGCGCAAGCATACCGACAAGATTGTCAAAATGTGGGTTAAGCGTTTTGGAAATAATCCAAAGTTCCAGCTTAATTGCTCTATTATTAACCCATTTTTTAATCACGAATTGATGAAGAAGATTGTTGTCGGTTATCGCAGTATGGCTTGGAATGTAAATGTCCTTCCTTATGTAGCCACAAACTCAGAGGTTAATGATATTATTAATTCCTGCAATATTGATCTTAGCGGCTTGAGCGGCGCGGAGGGCTGGGGTCTACCAGCATTCAACGCTACCTGTCTTGGCAAGTGGAGTGTGGTACTTAACGCTACAAGCCATAAGGATTGGGCCACTGAGCAAAACTCAGTTCTGATTAATCCTTCCGCAAAAATCGAAGCTTATGATGGAGCATTCTTTAATAAGGGCGGCGACTTCAATCAGGGATCGATCTACGACTTCAATGAAGACGAAGCTATGGCTGCGATAGAGAAGGCCGTAGCTCTTGTTGAGGCTGGTAAGGTTAACGAGCAGGGCAAACTCCTGAGACAAACTTTCACTTACGAGAAATCCATAAGTCAAATGGTCTCAATTATTAAGGCAATTTCCTGATTCTTCCTAGGAAAGACCTTGGCACAAGCTTTGCTAAATAACAGCGTCACAACTATGTACTCAAAAACATACTACTATTCAGCAACAAGCGCAGCTAGCACTTATAATTACGTCTCCAATGTAGATGAAAATGGCGCCACAATCACCGTTAATCTACCAGGAGTTAATAAAGACAACGTGACTATCTCGTATAGCGACGTTGACTATACGGTTAAAATCGAAGCTCAAAAGAATAAGGCTAGCGTGTTTAGTCAAGTTTTTGATGTTTCCGAGAAACTTGATATGCACAATGCGACAGCAACTATGGAGCACGGACAGCTTCTATTTAGAATTCCAAACAAGAAGCCGCCACAGCTAAAAACAATTAAAATTACCTAAAAACTAAGCCGCTTGAAAAAGCGGCTTTTTTATTCATAATAAAATATGCCACTTTATACATACGAGAACCCCGAAACAGGAGAGGTCGTAGACATCCTTCAGACAATGAACGAGGAGCACTCATATACCGACCAAAACGGGCTGAAGTGGAAAAGGGTATACCAGATACCCAATGCCTCCATAGACTCGCAAATAGACCCGAATAGCAGTACCGCGTTTATCGATGCCACAAGAAACAAGAAAGGGACTTATGGCGACCTGATAGACAAGAGCAGGGAATTGAGCGAAAAACGCGCTAAAACATACGGTGGCTCTGACCCAATAAAAGAAAAGTTTTTTAAGGACTATTCCGCCAACCGCAAAGGCGCAGTCCACCCAGATCAAAAAAAGACCTACGAGTCTAAGCGGGTCAAAGTAGAGTATTGATCTTTTCGATAACCATTTCTGGGGTTATCTTGGACGAGCACTCAAAGTTCTTATTTCTGGGGCACCACATCCAGTTAGCCTTATCAAATTTAAGGCTAGGATCGTTCCAGCACCCATTGCACACAGAGTCGTTAATGATTCGGTAAGGGGTCTCAAACTCCGCAAAAGCTTTGCTGAATCCGCTAATTAATACGGTTGGCTTATTCAGCGCCCAAGCTAACCAAGATAGTCCCGATCCTAAACCAATAAAAAATTCAGAATTATAGATTTGCGACATTCTGACCTCTAGTGGAATGTTTCCAGTCTTATCTATAGCCCCCTTGGGGATAAAGTTCATCTTTTGTTTTTCATTACCAAAAACAGGGAAGCGGTCAATGCACCAAGCATCGTATCCCTTGCTATTTAAATAATTTATTAGTGTCTCCCAACCTTTCTCATTGTTCCAGTACTTGCACTGAGCAGTGCTTTGAGTAGCGATAGTAACGTATTTTTTATGCTTCTTGGTTGAATTTTGAAACGTTAAAATCGGCTTTTCTTCTTTAAAATCTAGCCCAAGAACTGAGCTAGCTACTTGTTGCAGAGGAATTGTGCGTGGATCGATTGGGTTTCTGCTCTGCCAGTTCTCCAATGGATAACCTATCTTATAAATTGCATAGTAGTCCTCTTTATAGCTAAAATCTGAAATAAAATTGATATTCTCGTATGATAGATTTAGGATTTCCGCCAACTCTTTATTCAGCGCCAAAACATCTAACTTGCAACCGTGCTTTGTTTGAAAGCGGTCAATCTGGCCAACATAAGCCAAAATATCGCCAAGACTCTGCGAGTCTATAACTACCAATACTTTCTTATCCTTAAGATTTAAAACTTGATCAAATATTGCTTGACCGCCAGACTCAACAAGAATTCGCCACTCAATGTAATACGGGATCGTTGATTTAGACCACATATTATTCTTAATTTCAGAAGAGTAGGTAATTTCGCCAGTCTTATTATTAATAAACTTTACTGTATAGCTCTGATCAATTGGGCCGTTTATGGATACTTTGGCTGAATCAAGAAACGACACTTCAATTGTATTTTGTGCCCTCCTTGGTTCCTTAAATGATTTTTCTGTTTTTGAATAAATATTAAGCAGAGTATCTCTCATATAGCTTTGATCTTCTTGAGATTTTCCTTAAAAGCGCCCTCTTTTAAATAGCTAACTCCAGCAAATTTATCATACATATTTTTATAGGCTGGAAGATTATAAATCAAACACGGCAGTTTCCAAGACAAAGCCTCTCTGATAACAAGCGGCGACGTTTCTCTTTTAGAGGTAAAAACCATCAAGTCAGCAGCCTGATAGAACTTATCAACGTCATTTCTTTCACCCCAGATCAAACAGTTATTTGGGAGATTCTTTAAGATCGGCTCCCAATAATCCTTGAAGTTAACGGCCATATTACCTACAAAGTGAAATTGGATCTTCTCGCCCTCAAGCGCGCGCGCGTACTCGATCAACTCTTTTTGGTTTTTACCCTGAGTAAAAAGTCCAATATTTAATACGTGCTTTACATCGTCTTTGAATCCCAGTTCTTTTTTAAATGCTTTATTAGGGTCTTTAAAATCTATTGGATATTCCAGTATCTCATATCCAACACCCATCTTGCCATACATTTCAGCCTGCATTTCAGAAACAAAAATAAACTTATCTGGCAGAAAGATTTTGCTTTGAGGCTTGTAATAAATTCCATGACTGGTTTCAAATATCAAATACCGCCTGTCTTTACCGTATATTTTATACAGCATTTCGTGAGATACAAAGGTTTCTGGAAACTCCTCAAAATGAATTGCATCTGGCCCGATTTGCGTTATTAAATCTAATAGCCTTTCTTTTGGTTGACTACCTAAAGAAATAAACTTGTCTTTTAAAAGATCTAGAACCTGATTTCTCTGAACCGTGTATTTGTCTGATACAAAATTATATTCAATACACCAGATCTCATTTTCTTTTAAAGATTGAATCTTTTTTAAAAGATATTGAGGCAATCCCCCAGTTGACAAGTGTGGGGTTATGTAAAGTATTTTCATTTTTTTATAACTTCTTTAACCAAATTTAAAAAAGCTTCTTTTGATATAGATTCTTTAAAATGTTCATAAACTGGATCTAATTGTATATTTAGATCAGTAAATGCTATTATATAGTTCCTGATTTTGTTTGTTAAAGATATTGGATACGGAACTCCACTTGGCCTTCCAAAACGATGGACCCATCTTAAAAATGGAAGGCATAAAGTTTTTTTGCCATTCATCCTGTACTTTTCGTGAATGTAGCCCTCCTCTCCACCAAAGCCTCTGAACTGATCATTAAATCCTAACCAAGAATCTTTAGCACAAGAAAATAACCCAAGACCCTGAGCTTGAATTTCAAACGGTTCAGAATCGGGGCTCAGTCCTCTTTTGTCAGTTTCCCAAGTTCCCCACATATGAGAGCGCCATTTAAGATCAAAATGAGTTGAAATATGTTTATAATCATCATACAGCAGCGGTCCCTGTAAAAGGTTTCCTTCATCTTTTTTTGAGTCGTAGAAATCTATTAATTTTTTAATAGCGCCAGACTCTATTAATACGTGACAGTCTACGCACAAAACATAAGGCGTCCTTGCAAATGAAAATATTTTATTTCTTATGGATGTGCTAGAATATTCTGGCTGCGATATATATTGAATTGGCTCACTAACTGCATTGCACAGCTTTTTTACTGAATCAGAATGCTTACCCGATGGATTATTATCAACAATAATAAATTCTATGTGATCTAAAACTTCTTTGTGAAAAAGCCGGATTGACTGAATGGTAAAGTAAACACCATCAAAATCATCATAAGTTGCCATCCCAACTGTTAAACTTCTCATAAGAAAAAGTTTTGATACTTAGAGGACTCTCCCCAATATTCATTTTTGTCAGCGTACTCTTTTCTGTAAGTCTGGAAATGTGATGTAAAATTTTTTCCATGATTCACATGCATAGATGGGTTTTTATTAAAAATCTTCTTTATATTACCAGCTGGCTCAAGCGTTTCAAACTGTCCATAAAGATATTTTATCAATAGCTTTTCAAAGTAAGTTTTTGCAAAATCAGCTTTCATTGTCATTTGATGAAGCGGCAAAGCGGCACTATTGCTTTTCTGAAAACCCATTTTTGATATTCCTATATAGTTTTGATTGCACACATAACTCTCGTCAAAATCCTCAAATGCAAAATATTCCTCTGGATACAAAACATCATGCTCCAAAAAACTTATGTATTTAAAATTATTATAATTATTCAAAACAGATAGGCACTGCAAAATCTGAGAAACTATATTTGGATGATGATTATTTTTAAATATTGAATCTATTTCAAAAAAATATTTTTGACAATTAGCTACTTGCGGACAAACTATAACTTCTGCATTATTCGATGTCTCTACTGATTTTTGTATAGAAGCTAGACTTGAATCTAGTATTTCTTCTTTTATTTTATTGTTTGTGTAAAAAATTCCCAATCTTGTCTTTTTTAGAATACTTTTATCTAAAAAATTTAAATGACATATACTGTTTTCGTTAAAAACAAAGACTTCACCACCTTCAGTTTCTATGCGTAATCTCTTTAAAACATTAACCGCAGGATCTTTTCCGAAGTATGCATTAGACACTTTAATACATTTTTTATGCTGTATATCTGATAGGATTCTATCTTTAACATCTATGTATTTTTCATCTATCCCATAATATGCCGATTTTATCATCTTATGTATTTGGCAGCAGAATTACTTACTCTATCAAAACTAGACTTTAAATCAAAAAATCCATCTGGAGAACCAAGAATATAATTATTTTTTACCTCAAATTCTAAAGCCTCTTTGTAATAATCATGCCACAGGTTCTCAACTTGCTTATTGCCGTGCTCTTTATACTGCATTACTTCTGGAAACGGTCTCCAAGGCTGAGTGTTCATCTTTGTATAGTGTACTAGTCTTGTAGTTTCTTGATCAAAATCCTTGCCATCTAAACAGTTATATATTTTATCTAGCGTACCTATTGATGAATTTTTTTGTATTAAGAGTCTGTAATGCTTTTGATTTTTGCCAGATGGCTTCATTTTTTGTATTTTTGGCCAAAAATCAGCTTTGAATTTTGAACAGTTTATCAGCATGACATCTGTTCTTTCTTCTTTTATTGCCAGTGCGGCATTATCTCTAACATCAAGATTCCACATCTGCTCTATATCCTTTAAGACAATTTGATCAACGTCCAAATAAATCGCCTTGCCGCTATAGTCGCAAAGCTCTGGAATTGCCCATCTAAAAACTGAAAAATTAGTTTTCCAGCCTACTCCAGAGTTTTGAGTTCTATCATCTCTTCCTTTGTTCCAGTTATCCCATATCGAATCCTTGTATTTATCTGACATCCAATATATATCTACGCTTCCTTTGCAGTTTTTTATTATGCTGTAATGTAAAGCTTTTTCTGCTTTTTCATTACCGATTTCACTTCCCACAAATATGCGAATAGTGTCACTCATAGAATTTTTATTAAAACCACCTTATTCCTTCTGCCTTGTGTTTGACCTATAATTTTAAAATCTACATTATGCTTGTCAACAAACTCTCTAAATGCAACTGATTCACAACCAGAGTAAATTATTGATTTTATATTTTTATTCACTCTTTGTTTGATCGGGATTCTTCTTGCGTGAACGAATTCGTCAAACATCAAATATGGCTTATTTTTCTTTATTATGCCTGCAATATTTTCTAATACAAATGCGGTACTGCTATATATGTCGCAATCGATATGAATAAGGCTTATTTTAGAAGATTCAACTTCAGTTAAATTTTTTTTAAAAGGCTCCACCGTCTCATCAAACCATCCATCTTTGATAATAACGTTATCATTAAAAAAAATTTTATCTCTTGTGCTGTAAGTATTAAATATTCCAGCCCTTCCTTTCAACTTGCCATTTGGCAGTATCCAGTTTTCTGGAAGCCCTTTAAATTTATCAAACCCATAAAATAAACAGTCCTGCCTGAATTTTGACATGAAATTAATAGACATGCCTCTAAAAACACCAAATTCCAGAATTATTGATTCTTTTGGCAAAAGCTCTAACGCATGAAGCCAAACGTTCATCCTGCTTTTATTTTTTTTAACCATTGATAAAAGCGGGTATCCATTAATCGATTCCATTTCTTTTATATAGTCAAAATAAATTTTATATGGCGCAAAATTTTCTTCATCTTGTCCAAGCATTCTAAAAACTCTGCTTTCTAAAACTTTTTGATTAATTTCTTGGTCAGTCATAATTATTTATATTTTTCTTCTAATATTGAATAAAAAATACCAATCGCCTCAAGCATTCCCTCTTCTACTGGCTTTTCGTGTTTTATAAATGGCTGCATATCTTTTATCTTATTTTTCCACATAATAATGTTATCAAATTTAAAAGAGCTTTCTGCCATATAAAATTGATTAGTCTTATTGCAGAGCAAAAGGTCATGACCATAAAAACCTAAACTAAAAAGCTTGCCTACATTAAAACAAAAATCTTTTAATTTATTTAGATTTGGAAGTATTTTTGTTTCGTAGTAAAAGTTTTGTAATTCGTAATCTTTCGGAGTGTCGCCAGCGTGGACATTCGGATTAAGATCTTTAGCGTTTCTAAATCTTAAAAATATATCAGTTATTTCGCCCTCAATGCACATTGCTCTTGGACAAGCGTAATAAACATCTCCTTTATAATCAAAACTTGTATCTATAAATTCTGTGTTATAGTCTGCGCTTTTTATGTTCTTGCCCCCATCTAATAAAAATGTTTTTGCATGAGATCCACATCTTGCATTTGAAAATACTTTACCATTATAATCAAAATTATCTATGAGCCTAGGGCACGCAATACCATTTTGAGTTAAAAATAAATTTGTTTTCATTTTATCCCCCAGAATTGACCCAAGACTTGACCCATGACACACAAAACAATTGCTATATTCCTTGCAGGCGTGCTCTACATCCACAGCCAGATCAATTTTAAAAGTTCTTTTTAAGTCGGCGTCCTCACAGTATATAGGAAAAATAAAAATCTTTGAAAATACGCAGGCATATTTTTTTATCAATACTTTAAATTCTTCGACAGTCTTTACCTTCTTGGCCTCAAAGTTCTGCGATTTTGTAGAAGAAATTATATCAAGAAATTTTTTTGAAATCTTTCCAGATCCATGACCAACAAAGATGACTAAATTCATACTAATAAATTGGATACCTCATATAAATTTCTTTAATTTTATCCCAAACATCATCTTTCTTCACTTGTCTTGTAAACCACCAGTTGCACCATTTGTTTCTGTTTTGTTCATTTACTGTAACGGCGTCATCAAGAATCGAATCCCAAGACTTTGGCTCTATAAATACCTCTAGTCCAGAAAACCAGCTTCTGCCAGTAGCTATAACTGGAGCATTTGCTAGAACAAGTTCATTGCTTACACTGCTGCAATTTATGATGTGATATTTTGCATGAGCGATCAATTTTATATTGATCTCTTTTTCAAATTTTGCATTTGGATTTTTTTTAAGCTGAGATTGCTTGTGTGCAAAAACTGGTGCAGTTTTTACCTGATTCACTGAAAATCTAGACCACGAATCCATAGCTGGGCCACCTTTGACTACAGGCGTTAGTCCAGCTTTAATAACTGCATCGCACATTTTATTAACCCAGTCAGTTACTTCCGTTTTTCTGTCAAGCCCCTCCCTAAGCTCTGGTCTTATCAAATCCATAGAGTATTGTGGCCATATAACAACATACTCTCCAGATTTTAAGTCGTTAACTGGCTTAGAGTTCTTTTCGTTTTCTAGCTTTTTTAGAAAATCATCCCTGTACTCCTGTATATATTCTGGAGCTAATCCCCAGTCCATATTTCCAGAAATATTTGGCCAATCAAAGAAAATAGATCCGGTGTTGACTGATCCATATGTATCTACCATATAGCTTTCATAATGGTCAAAATATCCGAAATCATACATTAGCGTCTTTATTCCTATGCTATTGCACTTATACACGAACTCTTTCCAATCCTTTTGACTTCCCCATAAAAATCCGTGCTCGTCTCTTTGAATTACTACGTTTATATCTATTTCTTTTTTTAATATCTTTTCAAATAAAAGCTCCAAATTCATATGCTCCCAAAAGGAGTCTAAAGTAGATACCATATGAGCCTTGATGTCTGGCTGTTTTCTAGCATCGAGAACTACCTGTCTAGTTTTTAATTCGTAAAGCTCTCTTGCATTCCAGAATAGTGCTTTTATTTTCATAAATTAACCGCTAGCGCTTGGACTACCACTTCCGCTTTCGCTGGTACTGCTACTGCTGCTAGGACTACTACTTTCGCTAGAGCTAGAGCTAGAACTTGAGCTAGAACTTGAGCTTGAGCTTGAGCTACTACTAGAACTAGAGCTTGGACTGTCACTTGGGCTGCTACTCGGACTATTGCTTGCGCTTGGACTTGCGCTCGGGCTATTGCTATAGCTATAGCTCGGACTTGCGCTTGGGCTTGCGCTCAAGCTTGGGCTTGGACTTGGACTTGCGCTCGGGCTTGGGCTCGGGCTTGGACTTGGGCTTGGACTTGGGCTTGGACTTGGGCTCGGGCTTGGAGCAGCTGTTGTGGTAGTTGTAGTAGTTGTGGTGGTTGTAGTAGTTGGCTCCTCGGTAGTGGTAGTTGTAGTAGTTGTAGTGGTTGTCGTAGTAGTTGTGGTTGTAGTTGTGGTTGTAGTTACGGCTATAACATTTAAATAAACTTCTCTAGTTCCTTCTGTATTTGCCGTAATTCCAGCACCATTATCTACATAGCACGCATAGTAAGTCTCATCGCTTTCAAGAATTGTATTAAATTGAAGCTGCGCTGTTGATTGACCACTTATATGAGCCCCACTGAACGTGACATAGGTAGATCCGTTCCATTTCTTCCAGAGATAATTAACCCCAGGTCTTCCAGAAGCAGTAATTATTAATTTTACTACGTCACCAACATCGACATCAAAAGACTGTTCGTTGTACGTCAGTGCAGTTTGGGCACCATCTTCATCGACGACAACCTCACTAATACTAACATAATTGACAGTAAGTGTTGAAAGTGAACTATTTACAGTTCCCAACGAGGTCTTTGTACTAGAAACAGCGCAAAAGAAATCGCTATCGTGTTCTGATAAAGCTACATTATGGGTATATGTGTTTGAGCTTGAGCTTTGAACCAAGACATCAGTGTAGGAGCTAGGTCTAGAAGTGTAGTCTCTTCTATAGAAATCATAATTAAGAGTTCCTGCACCAGCCGCTGTTACGACATAAGATAGAGAAGCGCCCTCGTTTACCGTTGGATTAGCAACGCCATTGCCCAAGAAGCTGGAGATTGAGATGGCGGTCAGGTTTACGGTTAGAGTGCAAGTAACAGATGTGTCTGGAGTTGTGCCAGAAGCAGAAGACGATACTACACAGTAATACTGCGAACCATTACTGTCTTCATCAACAGTATCTGCAAAAGATGGATTATTTGCCCCGATTGGAGAGCCGTCTTTGTACCATTGATAGCTGAGTGTTGCTGAACCTCCAGCAACAACTGTAAATACCGCCAATACAGTTTCCTGACCACTGAGAACCGTAACTGTCTTGGTAGAAGGTAGTTCTGTAGTAATCTTTGGGTTAATATACAGAATCGCGGCATTTGAGTTTACGCTGGCGGCACTATTGCTAACTACGCAACGGTACTGGTAATCTGCTCTTGCTAATTGACAGTTAAATGTCAGCGTAGCCGATGTTATTCCGCTTATATTAGTCTCTTGTCCAGCGCTAAGATCTGACCAAGAACTCCCGCCGTTTGTTGACCTCTGCCATTTGTAAGTTAATCCTGTTGGCTTGCCTTCTGTAGCGGTTACTGAATAAGTCACCGCATCTGCGTCGTTGTAAACCGTAGACGTTGGATGAACGGTGATTGTCGGCGGATAATTTACAGTCAGGGTTGCGGAATTACTCTCTATCGAACCAGAGTCGTCAGTGACTACACATCTGTAAGAGCCTTCATCAGTTGGGTAGTCTGCATTTAAAATTTGCAGCGTTGTGGATGTTGCGCCTGCTATTTCTCCAGACGAGTTTGATAGATTATCCCAATTACTGGTGCCAGTATTATACTTTTGCCACTGATAAAGCAGAGTTCCACTACCTGTAGCTGCCACTGTGAATGTCGCTGTATTAGTTTCTAATACAGTTTGGTTAGTTGGTTGGGTTGTTATCTCTAGCGTAGTCCTTTTGCGAAAAATATTTTTTAAATCTGTGCCATTGACTTTAAATCCTGTATTAAAGGATATTCTATCGCCTTCACTTGTTGATGCGTGGAATATTGTATTTAAATCTGATGATCCAACCTTAAAATTAGTCGTCGATGCCGCTGTTCCAGCCGTTCCAAGATCCTGAAAAAGTCCGCTTAAATCGTATGATTGCCCACTAGCAGAGATATAGACTCTAAACTTTGTTTCAATGGGCATGTCATTTTATTTTATTTTTTAATCTATCAACTTCAATAGAAAGCTCTTTTACTGCCTGAATTAAAACAGCTGTTAGTCTTGAGTAGTCCAATCCAGAAATGTCGCCATTTTGGTCTTTTCCAGTCACTTGTGGCAAAATCTTTTCTACCTCTTCTGCGATTAGGCCAATATCATCCTTGCCACCCTTTCCTTTTCTTTTGAAGGACACAGGGTTAAGCTTTTGTACAGTATTTAATCCATTTTTTAATTTTTTAATCTTTGTCTTAAAACGCTTTGATGAAGAAGTCGTAAACTGTACAGCGGTAACGTCTCCAGAGCTTCCTGTTAAAATTATATTTTGAGTACCTCCATTATATACTGCTATTTCCGTAGCTACGTGCAGTTTTCCAGTATTTGAAGCGCCATTGGCGGCATCTCTACCAACTCCAATATTAGAAGCCACCTCCAAGTTTCCAGCGCCAGGAGTAAATGTTCCACCGCCACCATCATAAGAAGCCTCTCTGATTATCGCAACTGTACCATCGGTATCTATATCTAATCTTTTTACTCCGATATTAGCATTACTTACAGATCTATTTGTAAAAAATCTTATTGCGCTTATTGATCCGGTACCAGCCTGAAGTGTAACGAGTCCTTCGTTTCCAGTAGAAAGATTTCCATGCAATTCTAATTGCGCTCCATTACTGGCTCCGTTTGAGGTGCCAGCGGTTATTGTAATAATTCCAGCATTTGTGTCTCTTCGGATACCAAAGTTAGATTGGAGAATCAAACCGAACCCAGAATCTCCTGTATTTCCAAGAGTGGTTCCAGAGGTTAAATTGCCATTAATTTTTAATGATGCCCCGTTCCAAGTTAAGTTGTTACCAGATGGATTACCAATAAAAAATTGATATTGACCACCGGCGCTTCCTAAATAAAATCCACTATTAGTAAAAACTCCGCCAGAGTAAGCTACTCCACTAGAGTTTATTGCGCCACCAGTACCAATTGTTAAACCTCCAGATCCAACTGAAACAACGCTAGTCGATGTTCCAAAAAAGCCAGAAGTAGCTCTGATTACGCCAGTAATTGTTAAAGCTGAACCATCCCAATATAAAGAGTTGGCAGATCCA